GGGGTATAGGGGGGTAAAAATACAGCAAAAAATTCCCCTCCACACACAGCTGCAAACAACCATGCGAGAGGAGAACAAATTTTTCTATGCTCTACAGAGCGACAAAACGTCGTGCTCTATTATAGCAAATTTTGAGATAAAGTTAACAGTGTTAACATTCTATCTAGTATTAAATACTAGGTGATATGATGTTGATATTGGGTGATATGATGTTGATATTGTTACTTGAGGTTAACAGGGTTAACATTTCATTCTTATTATTTTAAATTCATCCATTTTAGTAATTCATCAGTGTGATGTTTCGATATTTGCCATACGCAATCTTCTTTGTGCATAATCATGAAATCATCTAACATGATTTCACTGGCACACACATATTCTGATATACGTCTATGCCTTGTATGGAATGTGATTGTTTGATTATCTGTAATCATGTAATTTGCTAGCAATGAGTGTTTACTATCCAACTGATTACAAATATCAATCGCTTTGCGTTCAACGTCAATGCGTTTCATCTTTCATCACCGTTCCACACTGTCACTATAGCAATAAATGTAAATATCCCTGCCCAGCTAACAATCGCAATCACGGCATCTATAATTCCCATTATTATCATCCTTTCCATAAAGTTTATTTAAAAGCAGTTTAATAATTTCTCTTTGCTTCTTTACTTTTTCTTTCAGTCTTGCAATTTCTGTAATATCATTTTGCCAGTTCATCTTCATTCTCCTTTTCAACTTCCAAAACCGTGAGTATCCTTATTAGTCTGTTACATTCGTCTATGCGAATCATCAAGTTGTGACGCAATGGGTTATCTTTTTCATACATATCAAGCATCATTTCCAAACCTTCAATTCTTGCTCTTAACCCGCATTTAATGTCTGTAGTTGTCTTCATTGTAACACCGCCTTTCTATCTCCACCACCACGCCAGAAACAGGATGATAGCACCTGTTTCGGCGATGAATAGTAATGTATATTTTATTAGCTTCATTTGAGTATCTCCTTACACGCGTCGTATATAATTTTAATCGCTAAGTCTTTAGTATCGCTGTTAAACATCCTTTCGTACGTAACAGTTTTAATAACGAAACCGTCAATGTTTTGTATACCTATTTTAAATGTGATACCGTCCGTGTCAATAGTTAAAAGCTCAATTCGACATTTACGGTTTAGCATTATTTGAAACATCGCTATAAATTTTTCGCTTATCATTATAACACCTCGCTATAGAAAGTGCTTCCGTGGTTAAACACGCTGCCACCTCTTATTTCGCTCTTGATATACCCATAATAATCTTCAAAACACCACCAAATGTTTGCGCCACTACGCCAGTGGTGATATACGCTATTCTCCAACTGCTTGAAGAATGCGTGTCTTGTAACTTCTTCTCCGTCGATGTAGTATGTTCTTTTCATATCCCATCCGCCCTTTCTTCAATTTCAACATTTATTATATAAACGCGATTGGCATACTTAATCGTGGTTACTACTAAACAGGATTGCGCCATCCAGAATACATCGTTTGGTGTTCCTACTAGAATAACTGTGTCTTGCCATTTAATCAGTAGCTTGTCAGCTTTATCATTTTCCATAATTACATAAGCTAAATCAGGTAGATTCATTTTCATTTATTTTTTTCCTCCCTGATTTCAACTTCAATAAGAGGAATCGTTGGACATACTCGATTGATGCTTCTAACTAACAAAGTAGGATAGCTTACTGTGAAGATTTCCTGTGGCGTCCCGACCATAATAACGATACCTCTGTACTGTACTATAATATTGTCGGCGTTCTCTTTTGTCATGATGTCAAATGCTACGTTCTTAAGTGTTTCCATTTCTTCTCTCCTTAAGGGGTTACCTTTATGATGCAACTATAGTATACACCCATTTTGCTGTTCTGTCAACGGTTAAATTTCATTTTCTTAAAATCACATAATTTATCGTTCACATATTCTCACACAAAATTAACATATTTATCACATATTGTTTTGGTATTCTTAAAGTGCGAAAGCGAAAGGTGGTGAAAACATGACAAAGTTTATCACAAGAAAAGTTCCGTATACGAACATCGTATTTATGCAAATGGATGAAAGTGGACAGATGGTACAGGGAGCGCACACCGTTGAGGGTCTGGCGCTGAACAGCCATGCCGCACGGCGTTACTTGATTCGTAACAAAATTACGAGCGAGAACGTTATCGTAGTGGACAGCAAGACAACGGAAGTATTGATGAAATGCCCGTTGAGTGAATTTATTGCACATGCAACAATCGTAGAATAACATTAAAGGAGAAAAATTAAAATGGAAAACACAAACAACATGCCAGCAGTAGTAGAATTATCAGAAGAATCATTTGCAATGCAGTTAGCACACGCTACAAGCGTAGAGGGGTCAATGTGGACGAACTACGTAATGGAGACAGACGATGACAAGATTCATTTCTTTTCCGCCATCACCCAGCCAGACAAGAAACTGTCTGAGGTAATCAATGTACCATTCAATCTTACAGCAGTATATTGCGACACAGCAAAAACAATCGACGACAAAACAGGCGAAGAAAAAGTATTCCCTCGTTGTATCCTTTTTACGGATAAAGGTGAAAGCTATGCAACTGGTAGCATTTGCATCTTCGGGGATTTACAGAAACTCTTTAGTTTTGTAGGATATCCGACAAAAGAGAAACCGATTAAGGTAGTAATCAAGCAGGAAGACAAGGCACAGAAACGTTACTACCACATTGGTTTAGCTAAGTAATCATAAGGGGCATTTGCCCCTTATTTAATAAGGGGTGATTTAATGGCTATAAGATGGAAGTATACCGATAGGCGTAACTTGCAGAAAGTTATTGCATCATATAACGGTAGAATCACACGAGAACTGAACAAACAGCCAGAACTGGCTATGTTTGCGCCTAGACAGGTGACGTACGAGGAAGTGCGCGCGAAGATAAGTACAAGAGCCGACTATAACCGTATCGTGAACAGTTTAAAAAGAATCCATCAGAAGGGTGCGTTTGAATTGCAGGATTCTGGGGCAGGTGAATTACGCACAAAATATGAGATAAAAGAAGCCCGTATCTTGACGAATACAACGAACAAGCGTATTAAGAATTATTTTGATAAGGTTTCAGGTGAAAATACAACCAGAAGAGAGATAGCAGAAACCAACTTCTTTATAAGACCTTTCAATTTTAAGCAAATGGAGCAAGGTAATTTTGACAGGTTTGTTGAATCTATGGAGAAGCAGTTAAGGAGAATACAAAATCCTAAAGTCATAGATGAGAATTATTATTGGGAATACCTTGGTGCTTTAACTAAAGAGCTTGGAATAGGGGTAAGCGATGCTTTGTACGATTTTGTTAAAGGCTTGCCGCCCGAGGCTGTATCTCAAGCAAGATTTGAAAACGCATTTTTGACTGTTACCGCGATATACAATCCCGCGGAAGTTGGAGAACGTTTGGAAATGATAACGGAACAATGGGAAGATTGGTGGAGTAGGAATAAACAGAGGTTTTCATGATTCGCTATACAGCTGATTTTGAGACTACCACAGACCCAGAAACTGCACATGTTTGGTCATGGGAGAGCTGTGTGGTCGGTGACCCTGATAACTTTTGCAGAGGGATAGACATTGAAAGTTTTATTGAATATTGCTCGTGGGAAGATAGAATAATTTATTTTCACAATCTAAAGTTTGATAGTAGTTATATATTGTCGTATTTATTGACACATGGTTACAGCTGGTCAAATAAACGGGTTTTGAAGAAACATGAATTTTCCACCTTGATTTCAAACATGGGTCAATTTTATTCCGTGAAAGTGTGTTTCGGGGATGTTACCACGACGTTTTACGATAGCTTGAAATTGATACGCCTGAGCGTTGAACAGATAGCTAAAGCTTATGGTCTAACATTCCGCAAGCTGGAAATTGATTATGATAAGCCAAGACCAGAGGGGTATATACCAACCGACGAGGAATGGGAATATCAACACGCGGATGTTGCCATCATGTCACAAGCCTTGCATATTTTGTTTACCGAGGGGTTGACTAAGATAACACAAGGCAGTAATGCGTTATGGGACTATAAGGATATTATCGGTAAGAAGAATTTTAAGCGCTGGTTTCCTGTGTTGCCACCTGAGATTGATGCCTTTTGCAGGAAGTCATATAAAGGCGGTGCAACTCAGGTGCATAAGATTTTTGCTAATCAGGAAATAGGTTGCGGGATAACGCTGGATGTTAATAGCATGTACCCTTGGGCGATGTATGAAATGTTCTTGCCATTTGGCGAGCCTGTGTATTATACGGGTAAGTATCGGCAGGACAAGTTATATCCACTGTATATACAGAAGTTATCCTGTAGCTTTGAATTGAAAGAGGGATTCATTCCAACGATACAGCTAAAGCATTCGGGGCTGTTTAGAGGTACGGATTTTTTAGAATCATCCGACGGCAACATCGTTGAGCTTACCCTTACAAGCGTTGACTTGAAATTATTTTTAGACCACTACAATGTATACAACGTATATTGGATAAGCGGGTATAAGTTTATGCAATCAAAAAATATGTTCAACGAGTATATTGACAAGTGGTATGCGATAAAGGCACAGGCTACAAAGGACGGGAACAAAGGTCTACGGCAGATTGCTAAGGATATGATGAATTCTCTATCAGGTAAATTCGGGCTACGACCTGAGGTGCAGGAGAAAATACCATACTATGATGAAAAGCTTCGCTTCAAACTGGGCGAAGTAGAACAACGTGATAGTATCTACGTGCCTGTAGTTTCATTCATTACCAGTTATGGGCGTGACAAAGCTTTACGTTCTGCCCAGAAGAATTATGATAGGTTTATCTATATGGACACAGATAGTCTACATTTGGCAGGCACAGAATTACCTGATAATCTTGACATCGACAGCACGAAACTTGGATGGTGGGACTTGGAGAAGACATGGGTAAGAGGATACTTTATCCGTGCCAAGACATATATAGAGGAAGAAAGTGTTTCACGTGAAACAATGGAATCTATGATACAAGCAGAAAAGGCGGAGCCATGGCAGTTTTATGAGGTTGATGGGGATTTACGGATACTCAATATTACTTGTGCAGGGATGCCTAAAAATTGTTATCGCCATGTAACGTATGAAAACTTTAGACCTACAAACTGGTTTGACGGCAAGCTTATGCCTGTAATGTCCAAGAATGGAATAACATTAGTAAAAAAGGTATTTACAATTCAACCGTAACATGCTACAATGTTGTAGCAAGGTTATTATGGTTAAATTGTCATACGGGTTGGGATACCACAGGTTAGCGCCTGCCTGATGCCGTCGCACTGGTAATGCTATGACAAACTGTATTAGCTTTGCTTTTATTTTGTAAAAGAGGTGATTAAATGGCAGAACCAAAATGGCTTGATATAAATAGCGTGCTTTCCCACAACGTCCCTATCATGATGGTGTTAGGTGTACGAGGTTGCGGAAAGAGCTTCGGGGTCAAGAAACACTTGATAAATAGATTTGTGAAACGTCAACGTAAATTTGTATATGTGTTTAGGACAGACAGCCAGATGAAGCGCATACTAGGAACTACGAATATATTCGAGGATATCAATGACGCAATGCTGTTTGATGAGGATATAAGGTGTGAATCAAAAGGTGCATACTACGGGGAAGAACAAATGTGTTATTTTATCCCCCTGTCATTAGCCAAAGACTTTAAGCGGGCATCCTTTCCAGACGTTGATGCGATAATGTTTGATGAATTTTTGATAGAGGAAGGGCAGACTGAAAGATACTTAAAACAAGAGCCCATCCTGCTAAGCGGATTGATAGATACAGTTTTCCGTAACCGAGAGAAAGTGGAAGTTTACCTGCTGGGTAATGCCACCACGATATACAATCCTTATGCCTTATATTATGGGGTTGAAAAACCATATGGCAAGAATGTTAGCAAATCAAAGGATGGTAGGGCAATGATATATCTAGCGGCTGATGAAGAATTCATAAAGTACCGTGAGCAGACCGCCGTCGGTAATCTGATAAGTGGAACAGACTATGGCTCGTTTTCGCTGCACAATAAGTTTCAGTCCGAGAAAGCTGGTTTCATCGCTAAAAAGGAACAGTGCTCTCCGTTGTTTACATTCATCTACGAGGAGCAAACGATGGGTGCTTGGATATCCTACAAGCTAGGTAAAATGTGGATATCGGAAGACATCGACCCCCAGTGTAGACTGACATATGCATTGACAGTTGATGGGCACAATGAGAACACCATGCTGATAAAAAGCAAGCATGGCTCTATGGTTGACTTGGCTGTTAGATACTATCAAAACAGTTGTCTATATTTCGAGAACTACAAATGTAAAGAAGTTTTCCTAAATGTCTTGAAAATGTATTTGTAATGTGATATAGTACAGCTGAAAGGTGGTGATAGCCATGGATGCATGGTTACAAGCAATAACTACAGTCGGGTTTCCGATTGTGATGTGTGGTGCTATGGCGTGGTATGTCAAATACCAAACGGACAAAAACCGAGAGGATGTTAAGACACTCAACGAACAGCACACGAAAGAAATGTTAGAGGTGACGGAAGCCATCAATAACAACACGCAAGCGCTTATAGCGCTAAAAGAAACAATGAAAAAAGGAGAGTAGACATGAGTAAAAAAGGAATTGATATTTCTGAACACAACGGCAATGCGGAAGCCGCAATCAAAACCGCTGACTTTGTGATGATTCGCTCATCATGGGGGCACTTTGCGATTGACAAGAAACTAGAAGACAATGTAAAGTTGTGCAAAAAGCATGGTAAACCCTACGGTTTTTATCACTTTAGTTACGCAAGAAATTATAAAGAAGCGAAAGACGAAGCCCACAAGTGTATGAACCTTATATCTCGTTACGGGAACACTTACCCTATTGCTCTGGATTTAGAGTGGGACGACGGCGCAAATTGGAAAAAGAACAACGGCATCACGTATCAGAGTGAAATGGAAGTGTTGAAAGCATGGAAAGAAGTAGTTGAGCAGGAATGCAAAACCTATTTGCTCCTATATTGTAACCGTTCTTTCTACAACCAGTTAAAAGCCGTGAACGAAGCACGCTTAAAGTCGGTGGATTTGTGGCTGGCTGAATGGGGTGTATCGGAGCCATCAATTCCTTGTGGCATGTGGCAGTACAGGGGTGACCCTCTGGACTTGGATGTCGCATATTACGATTATCCAACCTTGCTCAAGGGCTTGCACAAAGGGAACAGCCAGAAGCCTACTACAGAAATCAAGGTCGGTGACAAGGTATCCCCCAAAGAAGCAGTCAACTATGATGGTGTAAAGCTCATTGCGGATGTAAAAGGTATGAAACTGGATGTTATTGAGATTAGCGGCGATAGGATTGTTGTGTCTTACCCAACAGGTGGCACAGAAGCCTTTGCAAAGTCAAACCTCAAAAAGTAATATGCCTTGGATATCACGAGCGGGTGGGCTGAATCAGCAGGAAATGGAAAACAATGCAGATATCGTTATATCCACCTATCAGCAAATGGGATACGATAATGCGACGATAGCCGCCATCCTAGGCAACATGCAAAATGAAAGTAGCGTAAACCCCGGCAGAGAAGAGGAAGGCGGCGGTGGTGGATATGGTTTAGTACAATGGACACCAAAAAGTGTGTTGATTGAACATTGCGCCACACTAGGTTTATCCCCTTACACAAGTGGGGATGTGCAGTTACAAGTCATACCGAAAGAGATACAGAACGTAAGTGGGGTAGCCGAGTGGTATAGTAGCGCGGCGTTCATTGAGCCATATTACAATAGCGGAGCGACTAGCGACATGATAGGGATTACAGGGAATCAGTTTCTCCAAAATTCGATGGGTTGGACACCCGACAAGCTAGCGGTGTTATTTATGGTGTGCTATGAACGACCTTCTTATGACCCTAACACAAACCACTATCAAAAACGTATGGCTGATGCACTAACATGGTATGACTACATCGGTGGTGGGTGCGTATTCACGCCCCGCCTTACCGATAGTGGTATGATGAATAACCCCTACTGGTATTCGCAAAACCCCTTTTATCTAGCTGGGTTTGGGTTGCCTAACTGTACCTGTTATGCGTGGGGGCGAGCCTACGAAATAATGGGTAAAAAGCCCACTCTATCTTTGGGAAACGCGGACCAATGGTTTGGATACACGCAGGACGGTTACTCAAGAGGTAGTACAGCGAAGCTAGGGGCTATCATATGTTATAGCGGCGGTATCGTAGGAACTGGCCATGTCGGAGTCGTGGAAGTCATAAACGATGATGGAACGATAGTGACAAGTAACAGTAATTACGGAGCTGAATATTTCATCACCTACAACCTACCAGCTGATTACAGTATGGCAGGACTTACCTTCCAAGGCTTTATTTATATCCCCTGTGGGGGAAAGCCACCTTTCAAAAGGGGAAATAAGATGCCTTGGATATATTACCTAAAAAGGAGAGTACGATAATGAGGACAAGAGCAGCATATGAAGAATTGCTTACACGTCTCATGAACAGCGGAGAGCTCACACCAGACATGGAAGAAGACTTCCGTCGGCTTAAGGATGAATTAGACGAACGCGAGGGAATGCTCGCACGTTACGGTGAAACTTATGACGGAGAGAACAAAGAATATGAATGGGTTGCTCGCGAAGTCGAAACAGACGGAACGAAAGATGGCTCTGACGATGTAGTGCAGGACGACAAGGAGAATGATGTAATCGACACACCAGAAGAAAACGTCATCGACTGGGAAGCAAAATATAGAGACTTAAAAGAAAGATATATCGACCGTTTCATGGGTCGTATCAAAGAGGAAAACCTAGACGCCATGCGCAACGATTTGGAGCGGGGACGAGACGATGGCGGAGAAGGCGTAAACGAGGTAACATACAATGACCTATTTAAATAAGGAGCGTGATTAAAATGCCAAAAATACCTACAGTAAAAAACTTAGAAGCAAACACGGCACAGATTCTGAATGCGGCGAGAGCTGACATTGGCGGTGCATACGCTCAGGACGTTCCAAAAGCATTAGCTGACGGAACCAACTTAGCAGCAATCGGAGAAGTGGTGATGAACAATCCAGCTTATCCAAATCAGTTATATTCTAGTCTGGCAAACCGAATCGGTATGGTCTTGCTGACATCGAAAGCTTATCGTTCAAGCTTGAAAGCATTGAAGCGAGGACTTATGACCTTTGGAGAAAAGGTAGAAGAAATCTTCGTTGCTATGGCTGAGCCGCACGATTACAACATCGTAGAAGCACAGACTAACGTATTCAAGCTTGAGACTGGGGACGTTTACACAGCTTTCCATACGCTGAACTACGAAAAGTTTTACAAGAAGTCAATCAGTGAAGAGAACCTGAGACAGGCGTTCTTATCACCTGAGGGTGTATATGACCTTATCGGTGGGTTATATGAATCGCTGTACAGCGGGGCGGAGTATGACGAATTCCTGACTACAAAATACCTGATTGCAAAAATGATTCTGGGCGGATTCATTAAGTCAACACAGATTCCAGCAGTTACAGCGGATACGGTCAAAGAAGTTGCCACTACGATGGCAGAAGCTTCCTATATGTTCCGTTTCCCTAGTAACAAATATAATATCGCAAAAGTAACGACATTCAGCAGACCAGAAGATTTGATTCTTATGACGTCTGCTAAATTCGGGGCACTTAACAACTTCAACGTTCTGGCATCCGCATTCAATATGGACAAAGCGGAAATCGAAGCGCGACACATTATGATTGATGGGTTTGATATCTTTGACCTAGACAGACTAGACAAGCTGTTAGGCAATGACCCAGAGTACACAAGATTCACAGATGAGCAGCTTGCTCTGTTAGGGTCTATTCCTGCCGTAACATTCGATAAAAACTGGTTTATGATTTTCGATGTTCTTATGACATACAAGGAAATATACAACCCCGAGGGCATGTACTGGCAAAACATTTATCACGTTTGGAAGATTTTCAGCGTGTCACCATTCAATAATGCAATGATGTACACTGACCAGACATCCAGCGTGACAAGTGTAACCGTATCTCCTAAAACTGCAACGCTGAGCAAGGGAGCAACCCTGCAAATGACAGCTACAGTCGTAACAGAGGGATTCGCTGACAAGTCGGTAGTATGGACAGTATCAGGCAAAAGTGAAACTACTTCCACTATTTCATCTACTGGCCTGTTATACATTGCAGGAGATGAAACTAACACAGAATTGACAGTAACGGCGACGTCCGCACTGGACAGCAAAAAGAAAGACACGGCAACAATTACCATCCCTGCTTAATGGATTTTATCACAACGATATCGCCGCTCACGAATGTACGCATCCTGAGCGGCGTACCATTAGATAACAGTTATACAGACACACTCACATTTGCTAGCGCTAGTGCTCAGTACACGTACTTTTCCGAAAAGACAAAGTACAATAAATTAAATATGACGCCTGTACGTATGCAAAACCAGATTGCCGTGGATTTGGTGGCTGATTCGTTGTATGATTGTAATTATCTGATGTTTCAAAACAAGAACTTTGGTAACAAATGGTTTTATGCATTTATAACCGCCATTGATTTTGTCAATATCAACACAAGCAATATCACATTTGAGTTAGATGTATGGCAGACTTGGTATTTTGACATAACTATAAAACAATGTTTCGTAGAACGTGAGCATGTAAATGATGATTCGATAGGTGCAAACCTTGTACCAGACAATGTGGAACGTGGAGAGTATGTATATCAATTACCAATGACATCCTCAATAGCCGCTAACAAATGTATCGTGTGTGCAACTACGGTTAATGCAGATGGTTCTACAGTAGAGGGTGGTATGCTTCACGGTGTTTACCAAGGGTGTAGCTATTTATTTTATGATGCTACAGACGGGGGCGCGGCAGATTTAAACACTTATCTTAAAAAGTTGACAGAAGGCACAAAATCAGATGCGGTGGTAAGCTTATTTATGGCTTGGAGAGCCATGGCTTATGATGCGCCAATTGAGGACAACGCACCTAGAAGACCATCTACTATAGACGGATACACCCCAGTCAACAACAAATTGTACACAGACCCATATGTAAAAATGATTGCGTGGGACGGTGCTGGAAGCTATGCCGAGTATTCGTATGAATTTTTCAAAGATCCAAGTAATCCTAAATTTGAGTTAACGTGGGACATCACACCTAATCCGTCTATATATGCACAACCAAAAAATTACTCAGGGTATGGCGGTGATACTAACAAGCTATGTGTAACTGGATTTCCGCAATGCTCATACGTTATAGATACGTACAAAGCATGGTTGGCTCAAAATGGTGGTGTTATCGGGACAACTATAAATACCACAAGTAACCTTGCTAATGGCTTAGCATTAGGTTTTGGTTCTGCTATTACAGGTGGAGCGCTAGGCGGCATAGGAGTTGCTACAGGTGTAAATAATGCTTTCACAAATACCTTTAACAGTGTGAAAGAAATAAAAGTACATGCGGCTTTACCACCAACATATCAAGGGACAAATTCAACAAGCGTAATGATGGCAAACGATGGATTAGCACCACACTATCAAGCTATCACTATTCGTAGTCAGTTTGCTAAACGCATAGATGCTTTCTGGAGTAAATATGGGTACCCGATAAATGACAATAAGGTTCCAAATATCACAGGAAGACCAAGCTGGAATTTTGTGAAAACCCAAGGGGCAGTAGTGGTAGGTAGCGTGCCATTTGGCGATATAACCAAAATAAAGGCTACACTTAACAATGGCATAACATTCTGGCACGGAGATTTTGTTGGAGATTATGGAAGGGGTAATAAATAATGAGTAGCAAAAGAAGAAAAATAAAGGCAATGTTAAATAACGATGCCACCTATGCAGATATCTTCGGGAGACTTTCCATGCTATGCATGAACTGCTATGAATGGCTGAACCTGCCAGATACAATTGACGAAAGATTCTTGGAACTAACTCTAATGTACAAAGGTTACATCCTGTACTTTCACGATGAAGTGCTGGGAGATATTACTCTGCCTTGTATGTTTGACGGAGAGCTGGATATCTATCGTACCCCAACACGCCGATATCCATACTCTGTCACCTCAGATTATTTCGATGTTAGAACCGATATAGACAGTGTCTTTATCTTCAACAACTATTTGCGTAAGCCAACAATTATGACGATAGACTTATACGCAAGACGGTTGACTAACATACTACGCGCTATAGATGTAAACATAAACGCCCAGAAAACACCGATTGCAATGTCTACAACGATTGCCAATTTACAAAGTGTGAATGAAGCTTATTCGCAATACGACGGGAACGTGCCAGTTATCTTGACCGACAAGTCGGCAGGAATAGATTTTAAGGATGCATTCCAAGCAATCAAAACGGATGCACCATACGTAGCTGATAAGCTATGGTTCATGTATCAAGCCTTATGGAATGACGCAATGACAGCACTTGGCATCGAAAACTCCAACACGGATAAACGTGAGCGTAGAACAGAAAGCGAAGTCAATGGCTCTGGCGGCGCTATCGAGATGTATCGAAACAGCGGTCTTTCAATCAGAAAACAAGCTTGTAAGGAAATAAATAGAATGTTTGGTCAAAATATAGATGTAATCTTCCGTAGTAATATGGACACGCTAATTAACCGTGCTTTCAATCCTCAAGCTGCTCAAGAACTGGATGGGCAGGAAATTGAAGGTTACGTAGAAAGTGAGCTAGAATATGATATATGATGATAGGGACCAATACACGATTAGTGTACGCTGGATTGTAGAAAGTTATTCACAGGAAACACCAGACATTACAACCGATCAAAAGATTACTATTGCATTGCCAAAGATATTCAATTTCGATTTCCCAATTTACGATGAATCTTATCGAACGACATTTGAGGATAAGCTGATAAGACATTTCTACTTTCACGAGATTAACATCACATCCATAGGACGATGGAAGTTTATGCTCAGAGAGAAACTTAACCTTATCATGCCTGTGTACAATAAGATGTACGAAGCCGTGGCAATAAAGTATGACCCACTGATTGACACGCAAATGCATGAAACATATACGCGTAACAACAACCTAACTAGCGATTCAAGTACGAACGGAAACGTAACACAAAAGGATACTAGTAACAATAGCCAAGTTTATTCGGACTTACCACAAACCACATTACATGGTGGTGACTATGCTACTAATTCGACCCAAAACGAGGGTACAGCAAATTCCACGCAGAACGCTAGCCAAAAGGCTAATGCGACAAGCAATAACAAAGAAACATATGAACATGACAACACAGGTTTCTCTAGTCGCTCACAGCAAGGGTTGCTAATGGAGTATTACGAGTCATTACGCAACGTTGATGAAATGATATTCAATGAACTACGTGAATTGTTTATGTTGATTTATTGAGGAAAGGAGATTAAAATGAAATACGCAGGAGATACAATAACCCCACTATATTTTTATAACACGTTCGTTTTACCAATATATTTTGATGATGATTTGGATAGTTACCAAAAACTATTAAAGATACAATATAAATTAAATGAAGTAATTGAAAATCAAACAAAAATTATTAGGTGGATGAACGAGCTTAAGGAGTGGCTGGACAAAGAGTTGAAAAATCTAGTTGACAATAAGCTTGAAGAATGGATGGCGGATGGGACGCTAGAAACATTGATTGCCAACCATTTAGAAATTGCCGTAACATTAAAAACTACAAAAGAACTTATAGCTGGCGTAAAAAGTATAAGAGCTAACTCAGTTGTAAAAACATTAGGATATTCAGCACTAAACGATAATGGGGGAGCTTCGTTTTTTATAACAGCAACTAAACCGATATATCCATCTTTCCCAATATCTGGCACTAAGCTTTATGCACAGTTAATACCAGAAAATAAAATGAATGCATTACAATTTGGGATAGTCGGAGATGGCGTAACAAATGTGACAGAAGCTTTACAAAATGCAATAAAATTTGTTTGTGATAAAGGAGATAGCTATTTGTATATACCTGACGGGACCTATATGATTGACGGTGTAGACCACTCTAAACCGCCAGCAGGGACCACATATCTTAGGGATAGTGGGGGAATAAAACTGTTAAATGGGTTAACCTTAGAACATGGGGATAAGACCATCATGTCAATTATCCCTAACAACTATCGAATGTATGTCGGTTACCGTATATACAATAGCAGTAATATAACCGTAAAAGGCGGTAGCATAATAGGAGATAGGGATAAGCACATAGGGGAATATGGCGGAGAATGGGGGTATCTTATAGCAATCAGCGGAAGCAAAAATATAACCATTGACGGAACAAAAGTTTCTAAAGCTTGGGGAGACGGTATAAATATACAATACTTGACTAGTGAAACAACGTTACCCACCTACACAAGAACCCCACATAACATTACAATAAAAAATGTAATAAGCGATATGAACAGAAGACAGGGGTTAAGCATAGAAGCAGGTGTAGATATTGTTATAAAAAACTCAGAATTTACTAATACGTCTGGAACAGCGCCACAAAGCGGTATAGATTTAGAACCATCTACGAGTGATTCAGTTATATCTAATGTTACAATAGATGGGTGTTACTTTAATAACAATGCAAACAGAAATGTAACTGCATACGGCGGGGCAAGTGATACCGCAATATCCGCCATAAATATGACAAATTGCACCTTTGGTGATTGTATGTCACCAGATAAATACAATGTTGTGATTGATTCTAATGTAACAGATACCTATTTTAGAAACTGTACTTTTAAAAACAACACAAAATCATATGTTGTGTTATTAAACTCAGCAGGTTCATTCTACTTTATTGATAATGTGTTTATGAACGGAACTATTCAAACACAGACACCAAACACAAAATGCTTTATGACTGGCAATTTTATAGCATACTCATCTTATTCATTTTTACAAGTAACGGCGGCAAGCCTACTGTTATTCCAAAACAATACAGTAACTACTCTTAAAACCGAGTTTATTTCACTAGGTAGTAGCTCTATAAGCTCACTGGTAGTAATAAACAACTATTTCACGGGTAGCAACGAACGTTATTCTTTGGTAAATTTAACCCAACCAATAATACTTACAGCTTACAACAATGTATTACCACAAAAAGTGTATGTATATGATGGTATAATCCCTAAAAATGTTAGAATATCACAGGGTGGAGTTTCTTCATTAATGTGTAGCAAGGACTTGCCACAATACCCTAAAAAGGGTGATATTGTATACAGACAAGAGGATGGTGGCTTGTATATTTATACGCCAACTGGGTGGAGAAAAGTATTAACTACTGAAAAATAACTAATGTTAACCTCAAGTAACAATATCAACATCATATCACCCAATATCAACATCATATCACCTAGTATTTAATACTAGATAGAATGTTAACACTGTTAACTTTATCTCAAAATTTGCTATAATAGAGCACGACGTTTTGTCGCTCTGTAGAGCATAGAAAAATTTGTTCTCCTCTCGCATGGTTGTTTGCAGCTGTGTGTGGAGGGGAATTTTTTGCTGTATTTTTACCCCCCTATACCCC